GAATTCACTTTAGTGAGTGGCATCGGCGATTACGAAAAAAACAAGGCGTGCGTCATGTCTGCGGCAGTAGCGTGCTACCGCATGTCGCGAGGCGAGCCGATTGGTAAGGCGACGGATGAGTTGGAGTGCTGCTGCCCAGTTATCAGGAAATTTCTGATTCGGATTAACGACTCGTGGTTGTTCCGGGACGACGCGCATCGGACTGAAGTGCTGATGCCGTTTGTGAGTCGGTTGGCCGGGACGAGAAACGATGACCTGACGATGAAGCGAGTCTACATGCTCGCGGACTGGTCAGTCAGGACGATAGCCGCTGACGCGATGGATCGGGCGACTTTCGATGGGCATGCGGAACAAGCAGCAAAGTTGCGTGCAGTCGCCGAGATCGTTGATAACGCCACAGCCGAAATCGCAGCCGAAAGCGCCGCCGCAGCCGAAAGCGCCGCCGCAGGAGACCCAGCAGTCGCAGAGCAAATCATCTCTCAGTGCGTCGAGATTATCGAGAGAATGATTGCGATGTCACCAGTTAGGAGTAACGTAGATGAATAAAACTCAGTCAGAAATAAAAAGAGTCGTCAAGAGTGCCGGTAAGGCCGCTGAGGAGTGGGTGAAGTCGAAAGAAGACATCGCTGGCGAAATAAAAAGCCTTCTGGACTCGAAGTTAGAAGAAGTCACCATGAAGCTTCTCGGGTTCAACAACCGTTACGGCGAATGGGAAATAGACCATTGCAATGGCAGGTTCGGCGATAGTGCTGCCGGTGATTGGCTGAGAGATAAGGCGGGAGACGCCGTAAATGCGTGGCTAACCAAGCAGGCTGGCAATCTGCCGGAACTACCAAAAACAGCGATCAAGAGTCTTCGAGAGAACTATCTGTCAGTTCTTGAAAACCAGCTTCGCGTAAAGCTTACCGAAAAAGCGAAAGCCGATTCTGATGCGATCTTAAAGAGTGCTCTTTTCGGCTAAGTCAAACACAATAGCAGGATACCAGACGATGAATGCAGTGACGACGATCCCAATAGCGCCAGAAGCAACAAGCCAACCACAGACGATCCTGTTCTCGGTAACTGCCGAGACAGTAAAGCGGTTCGAGGGATACCGTGACCTCAAAGTCACGGACATCCGAGACAAGAGCCAACTGGCTGCGGTGCATGCCGCGCGGATGGAGCTTGTGAAGGCCCGGACCACTGTGGACAAAATCCGCAAGGAAATGAATGAGGACCACAATCGGGAAATCAAGAACAACAACGAAAAAGCCAAGGGGCTGTTGTCGTTGTTCGAGCCGATTGAGTTGCACCTGAAGAGTGAAGAGGACCGAGCGGAAGCGGCACTGGAAGCCGAGCGAGTGGCCGCGAAAAACAAGTTGTTGAACGACCGCAAGACCGCGATGGCCGAAGCTGTCGGCGAGTACCGCGACATCCTCGCAGCGTATCCCGACGACTACCTGTCGAGCGTGTCCGCGTCGGTGTTCGACCCGCTGTTGGTTTCACTGCGAGTTCAAGTCGAGGGCCGGAAGCAACTGGCCGAGCAGCAACGACTCGCCGCCAAGGCCGCCGCCAAGGCTGCTGCTGACAAGGCTGAGTCTGACGCGAATGCAGAAGCGTACCGAATTAAGCAACAGGCCATCGAGGATCAGAAGCGGAAGGCCGATCAAGAGGCACTGGAAGCCAAGATAGCGGAATTTGAGAAGCAAAAGGCAGAAGCGGCAAAACGGCAACGCAAGGCAGACGAGGATCGTGCCGCCCGCATCGCTCAGGAAAACGCGGATCGTATGAAACGTGAGGCGGTGCAACGGGCTGAAGTTCAAGCCAAGTTGGACGCACAGACGGCAGAGCTTGAACGACAGCGAGCCGAGATCGAAACCAAGCGTCTGAAATGCGAAGCGGAGATGAAGCGAATGGAAGAGGAAGAGAACGAGCGTGTTCGCGTGCGGCTTGAAGCAGAGTCCACGGCGGCGAGACTGGAAGCTGAAGCCGGAGAAAAGCTAGCTCGCGAGCAGTACGATGCGGCTGAACTGCTGCGGGCCGAGGAAATGCGACCGGACATCGAAAAGATGTGCTTGTGGATCACATCCATAGAGAACTATGCCGACGAGCAGTTCCCGTCAGTATCCCCACAATGCGAAGACTTACTGACGGAGCTTCACCGCGACTTGTCTTGTTGTATCGACGCAATGAGAGAGAGGCTGACGTGATCGGTCCATTGCAACACTACGCAGCGTGGGGAGCCGGACTGACGGCGATGGGCTACGAGCTTTCTCTCACTTCCGATCAGGGATCGTCACTTTTCGTCGCTGACGGCAAGGCTTCGTATCGAGTTTCAAGCTTCGAGCCGAATGAAGCGACGGCTTGCTGGATGCGGCGGAACAACGTCGTTGATGCCAGATGTGCCGATTCAGGCGACGTAGACTACTATGACAGGACATCCGATCTGCCGGAGTTCGGGCCAACCGAGCGACAGTTCCGCATCATCGACTGCATTCAGGGGTCAGAGGAATGGGACAGGTTGAGGGCAAGGCCAACAGCGAGTAACTTCGGTCGCATTGTCTCACAGACCCGTGGTGACTATTCGGCGTCAGCAGTCGATTATGCTGCGGAAATTGTTAGCAAGCGGATGGGGTTGTTCACGGAGCCGCCGCCGAGCTATTGGATGCAGTGGGGCACTGAGAACGAGCCATTGGCGCGGGCTACGTATGAGGAAGATAACGGCGTCGATGTGCATCAAGTTGGCTTCATCACGCCGCTGTTCACCGATGTTTATGGAGGCTCGCCTGATGGACTAATCGGCAATGATGGGTTGCTGGAAATCAAGTGCCCCGCCCCTCAGACGTTGATCCGATGGCAAAGTCAAGGGGTTCTGCCAAGTGAGTACAGGCCACAGATACAGGGCCTGTTGATGATAAGCATGCTCGCATATTGCGACTTCTTCGCATGGCATCCGGGTTTGACGCCGTTCCAAATTCGAGTGCGGGCGGACGATCACTACCAAGCGAAGATTGCCGATGCGATCTATAAGTTGCTCGAAGAGATCGAGCGAATTGAGTTGAGCGTGAAGCGGAATCCACAGTACACAGATCGAAAGAAACCGGAACCATTTGAGGGGGAGATTGATAGTTATGAGTCAACAACAATCGAGCTTTGATCGTCGTCGCATCTATGCCAAGGAAAGGTATCTTCGGAGCGAGCATTTATTCCACGGCGGCAAGTTCGTAGCCGTGACTTGGACGATTAAGGAAGTCGTTCACAACTGTACGTTCAAGGTCATGGGGGCGAAGGCTGGCGACGATGCTACGGCTTACGGGCCGGGATTGGAGTTCATCGAAGCTCCCGGCTACGTGTTCGGGATGAACCGCACAAATGAGTCGATGTTGTGCATGGTGACAGGGGAAGGCAGTCCGTCGAAGTGGGCCGGGAAAAAGATTCAACTCGTCGTGCGTCTCATTCGAGATCGAAAAACGAAGTCTGACATTCCCGCATTACGAATCTGGTCGGACCATGCGATTCATCTTGGGCGCGTGATGGAGCAGATGGGGCGGAAGGTGGATGACGAGTGGTATGCCGCGAACGCATTCACCGACGCGGCCACGTTGCCTCCGCCAGCCGAGCCAAAAGCCAACTCCAAGGAACTCGAAGACCTGCGACAGAAAATGGTGATCGAAACCGAGGTCGTGGCGTTAGGTAGTGCAATGGGTGCCGTCACCGATGCAGCAGGAATGGATGCCTGCCGTGCGACGTTCTCCAAGCTGTCGAGCAAGCTGACAGCGGAACAGCGATCTGCGCTGGTGGCGCTGGCTGATTCGGCGAAGGCGAGGATTGCAAATCTAGTTGTACCTGCTGCTGCTGAGCCGCCAGCAAGAGGAGCGTTGGTGTGATTCAATTGGATATCGAAATGAGTGAAGCAAGCGAGCGGCTGAGGGAGATGGTCAAAACAGAGTCGCGACCATTTCGATCCGAGGACATTGCCGAGGTTCTTGACGAACTGGACGCACTCAAAGCCGAGAACCTCGAATGGCTCCGAATCTCAAACGGATACCTAGATTCGGAATTTGATTCAGTTGACGAGTCGATGTGGCTGAGAGAAATGGTAGTGATGCGTCGCTTGCGAACGACACAGCCTTTGATATCTGACGGCGACGCTGGTGCGAAGTGACGACGTGAAAACCATGCGACGGTGTTCACTCAAAAAACTGTTCGACCGAGCGGGAAACCGCTTGGGCATTCGGCCCGCCCCTCAATCGTCGCATGATTGGGGAGTTGGGCCTTTTTTAGATACTGAGGAAAACGAATGACGGTGATCCAACGAAATACAAGTGAGCTTAAAGTTCACTCCCTGAACATCCTGATTTATAGGGAACACATAGACGAGGACTTCAAGGCCAGTATTCGCAGCGACGGGATTCAATCTCCGCTGACGATCTGTAAGTCGTCTCTGCCCGAGCTAAACGACTTCATCGTGTGCGGGCGCAGGCGCTGGTACATGGCCAAGGATTTGAAGCTAAAGGTTGTCCCGTGCATCGAATGGGAGTGCGAAGATCAACTTGAGTTTGAGAGACGGTTGATTCTCGACAACGTGCGGAACGAAACCACAATCGAAGAACGCGCGAGGATGTACGAGGAACTCAAACGGATCGAAACGGCCATCGGTGAACGCAAGCGAAACGCAACCCTGAAGCGTGGCGGAAAGACGCCAGACCCCGATGTGTCAGAAAAAACACAACGGGAAAACATAGGCGAAAACACGAAATCGAGAGACAAGGCGGCGGCGGAAGTCGGACTGAAAGTAAGCACCGCCGAGAAGGCCATTGCGGTCGTTCATGCCGCCGACAAACTGGAGTCGGAAGGCAACTCGGAAGCTGCGGCCGAAGTCCGCGACACGCTCAACAAAGGGACCATCGCTGCCGCTGTTCGCAAGGTGGCGGAAGTCATCGCCCCCGCATCTCTGCCGCCGACTGAGGATCAACAGCACTCCAAGGACATCGACCGGCTGACGGCCAAACTGACGGGGCTACTATCGCAGGTCGAGAAGTTCGCGGGAGAGTTATTCGTCGCCATCGACCAGAAGAAAAAGACCTCGCCCGCGTTTGCAAATCGTCACGCCAAGTTTGCCAACCTACTCCGTAAGTTTGGCGACACGCTTGATCCGTGCTTGCAAGGGGCCGGAGTGATCGAGACGGCGTGGATCGCGACGAAGAAACAGGTGGATTACCCATGAGACACCAACCGCGAGAACATCAAGCCTTCGGAGTGAGCGAGTCGCTTCGCCTGATTGCCAGCGGCGTGAGGTCGTTTTGTGTCACGTCTCCCACGGGCGGCGGCAAGTCAATGATCGTCGAGTTGCTATTGGAGGAGTTCGTCGCGCGGGGCTGGCAGTGTGCCGTGTTCACCAACCGCAAGTTGCTCACGAGTCAATTGAGTCGCGGGCTGAACGAAGCGGGGATTCATCTCGGCATCAGGGCGGCGAACTTTGAATCTTGGACTGACCACAACGCTCCGGTTCAGGTGTGTTCAGTTCAGACGGAATTGCATCGAGTTTTGAAGAAACGCGAACGGGCGATGAAGCGGGCAAAGACGGAAGCCGAAGCGCACTCTGCGCACTCGCTCTTCCCGGCTCAGGTCGTGATTATCGATGAACTCCACATGGCGTGTGGTGAGACAATGGCGGCCATCGTCAGGGAGTACCGCGAAAAATACGACGCGATCATCATCGGCGTCACAGCGACGCCGCTCGGGGTCTCGCACATCTGCGACGAGTTGATCGTTGCCGGGAACAATACGCAACTGAGGGCGTGTGGGGCGCTGGTTCCAGCCTACTGCTATGAACCGGCTTCGTTCGACATCTGGAAGGTCCGACGCACGAAGACGGGCGTGATGTCGCAGGCGGAGCTTGAGGACAAGGTTAAGGCCATTTGGAGTCAGCACGTTGTGGCCGAGGTCTATGGCTCGTGGAAAGAACTCAACAAGGACTGCAAGGCGTCTCTCGGCTTCGCTCCCGGTGTGGCTGAGTCGCTCGGACTGGCGAAGGACTTCCATCGGCGAGGCATCAACGCCGCTCACATCGCAAGCGACGGCATCTACGTTGACGGCGAGTTTTACAACACGACCGAGCAGGCAGACCGCGACGAAATCTTCGCACGATCAAAGGCCGGTGAAATCCCGATGATTTGGAACCGCTTCGTTCTTCGCGAAGCGATTGACCTACCGTGGATCGAATGCCTGTCGCTGGCAACGCCGGTAGCTTCGTTGCTGTCATACATTCAGACTGTCGGTCGCGTTCTCAGGGCGTCACCATCGACCGGCAAAACACGGGCTACGATTATCGACCACGGGGGAGCGATCCGAATGCACGGCTCGCCAAACCTCGACCGCGATGACGACTGGAGAACCTACTTCCACAAGGACGCGGACAAGATCACGGCGGATCGGCTCGACAAGCTACGCGACCCAGAATGCCAAGAGCCGGAACCGATCACATGCCCGGCTTGTGGGATGATTCGCAAGAGCGGGCCGAAGTGCCCCGGTTGCGGGCATCAACATACGAAGTCCACAAGGCAAGTCATCCAAGAGGACGGCAAGCTCAAGCCGGTTGACGGCGACGTGTTTCCGAAGCGGCATGTGAAAATGAAGGCTGACACGGCCAAGTTATGGGAGCAGTGTTACTTCCGTTGCAAGAATGCAAAGAATGCAATGTCGTTCAAGCAGATTCGCGGGCTTTTCAAATACGAGAACCACTACTGGCCGCCGATGGATTTGCCGTTGATGCCGCAGTCCAAACTCGACTGGTCGCGTAAGGTAAAAGATGTTTCCGCTCACGAACTGATTCAGAAGGGCCAATGATGACAGATAAGCAGATCGCCGCAAACATACTGACAGCACAAGAAGACCTCGAGCGCATCGAGAACAACATCGCGTGCGGTCACGGACTCACGATGGAAGAGGTTTGCGATCTTGCAGAGTTCGTCAACACACAACTCGAAGACATCAGGCAGGACATGGAAGAGCGAGGACACATACGGTTGCCTGCGATTCCTTCAATCAACTGAGAATCCCCGGTGATCCAACACGCCCGAACGACGTTAGGAGCGACATGATCGTTGATGAGGTCAATGAATACGTAATCAACCAATGGTTCGACTACTGGTCGGACAAGAGTGATCCGATTCCGCCAACTGAGATTATTGAAAAACTGAGGCGACTGGCCATAGCTGGCAACAGCAAGGCCAAGCGGAACAACAAAGCTATTGCGTCAGTTATGGCTGACTTGTTTGACTGCATGGCCGATGATGTGCGGAGCGGGAAGATAAAGGTTAGGGCTTTTACAAAAAAGGGATGAAAATGCGAGTTGAAGGTAAGTCGGAAATGGCTATAGGCGAGAGATTCATTGGCGAGTGGCGAGACATGGCTTCAGGCGTTCACCAGACGGCCATAGATAAGGGCTGGTGGGACAACGACAGAAACAACGGCGAGTTGATCGCGTTGTGCCATTCCGAGCTTTCTGAGGCACTGGAGGCGTTGCGTCACGGCAACCCACCGGACGACAAGGTTCCGCAGTTTTCAGGCGTGGAAGCCGAGTTGGCTGACGTGGTGATTCGGATCATGGACATGTCCGCTGCGAGGGGCTGGAGCGTCGCTGAGGCGATTGTCGCTAAGGTTGCAATGAACAAGACGCGGGAACGGATGCACGGCGGCAAGCAGTTTTGATCCGAAGCCATCCGGAAGCGTTGGAAGTATGAGTGGACCAGCAACATTGTCAGCCGCTCTTGAATGGCGAAAGTGCCCCAGAGAAAGCTCGGACCCTAGTAGCGAGTAGCTATCGCGAAGCCGAGTAAGGTTCACAGGATAGGTCGCTGCCGCAGACGTGCGGTACAAGAGCGGCTGACAATGTTGCTGGTGAAAAGCGACACGAGGTGGAATTCAGATGAGCCAGCCAACAGCAGAGCAATTCGCGAAAGACGTGGCCAACCACGAGATGACGATCTTGCATGAGGACGGCGTGTACTGGTGCCTACGGGCGATTGTGTGGGGAATTGCAAAGTATGATTCACTGAACTGAGAGAGGAAGAGAATGAACACTTGGAGCGGGATAGGACGATTGACGCGGGACTGCGAACAGCGGTCGATGGCGAATGGCGATCAAGTCGTGGCGTTCGACTTGGCGGTTGATACTGGCGCGAAGCAGGCACCGGCGACGATGTTTCTGAGCGTTAGCTGCTTCGGAAAAACAGCCGAGATCGTCAGCCAGTACGCAGGCACGAAGGGGACTCAATTGGGAGTCACTGGAAGACTCCGCCAAGAGAATTGGGATGACAAGGCGACGGGGGCCAAGCGGTCGAAGATCAGTTGCGTGGCGGAGCGGGTGACGCTGATTGGCGGTCGCAAGGACTCAGCCGATCAAAGCCCGAGCCAGTACAGTGGCAGCGACTCGCAGGCTCCGGCAGCAGAGCAAGCCGCGAACGGTTTCGGCGGCTCGCGGGAAGTTGATCCAAATATTGAGATTCCGTTTTGAGGAGGTTTGGGATCATGTCGAGTCAAACAGCGGCAGAGATCGAGGCGAGTCGTCTGTGCGACCTGAAGACGGCGTATCTGACCGTCTTCAGCGGAGTGATGGCCTGTTCACCGGGGCGTTACACAAGCGGATTGATGCGAGTAGCTGTGATGGCTGGCCGCGAACTAGACGACCAGCTTCGGCAGGAGATTCGACAGATTCAGGTGGAGTTGGGTGCGACAGAGGACTCGTGATGTGGGACGGCGGTAGCGGACCAATGATCGTCGAGCAATCCAAGTCACCATCAAGGCGAGCGGCTCAGATGCGTCAATGCAAGATACTGCGCCGCACGAACAGCGTGAGTTGCCCGTGCGGTGCGAGGTGGCAGTGCCCGTTTGCGTATACGACACTGGCGGCCGGGATTCATTTTGTTCCACAGGGCGATGAGGAGGAGCGACGTGAAGCCTTGTCCACTTGAGTTGTTTGCCTTGGGCCTCCGCGTCGGAGCGAAGGCGTCAGCCGCTATCACAGACGACCTGTTCCATGATCCCGCAATCAGCAGTCTGTTCAGCGGCGATTCAACTCAGAGAACCGAGAGCTTAGCAGAGTGGCTACGAGGCCAACGGGTGACGTGGGACGGCAAGCCGGATTCATTGATCCAGAGTGTGTCTGATGCGTTGCGACTGAGGAATGATGTTGTTGCAGCGAGAAAGCTGCTGAAGATGGCGACGATGCAACTGAGGTACGACGGGATCACTGGTCCGTCAGTGCTAGCGGATGTATTAAAGGCTCTTGATGGTGTTGTTGCGAGATGATCGCTTCGGCTCAATTGCAACGAGAAAAGGAGCCGACGATGGTGCCTGTCAGTTTTGGGCGGCGTTTGTCTGAGCGGTTTTTGCTAGGGCTTGGTTTTCGCGTGACCCATTGTGGCTGGATGCAGCGTGGTCCGGTCACGGTGAGCGGACCACCAGCGACGAGTAATCTTTCCCAATGGAATTGGCATGTGGATGGTGAAGTGCTGCCGCGTCGATTTCAGCCGAAAACGGAATCTCAGTTGATGTTGTTGCTGGCTTTTGTCTCGGACTGAGTTCGCACAACTCTTCGCATTTACCGGAGCCGCGACAACCCGTTTTTGTTTATTGAGCATCACCGGCGCGGCCCTGTAATGCGAAGAGTTGTGCCTTTGTGGAGAGTTGGTTGAGTGCCGCTTCTGTGTTCATTGTGAGCGGTGCCAGTTGCGGAAATAGGTAGTCACCGAACATCTTTTTATCTGGTGCGATATGTGGCAAGAAGAAGTTTTGGTTGACAAGACGATCATAGGCGTGAAGGTAAAGAGTCCATCTGTATGATTGCAAGTCAAGGAAGGTGGATGGATCGAAATCAACGTTGAGGGCGATTGCTGCTCGGATGCGTTTGTAGACGCAGTACGCTTGAATGGTGAGCCGAAACTAACAGGCAAGAGCGAAGAGATTACCTTTCCGTCGCATCCAACGTCTCAGGAAGTAGACGAGGTAACGGCGGTGCTATTCCTTGGGGATCTTGGCAGCGTCTCGATTCTCCATCGCAATTCATCGAATGGGTATTATGGAAACTACATGTCTTTCAACTCTCGCGGCGAACCGCCTGTAGATGCAGTAGACGGCAAATAGTGGTTTCGGGACGTGCAAGGAGCATCCATATAACGGCAAATATAACCATGCCGGGAGACAGTTGAGAGACGACGCAAACTCGGCTGCATCTTTTTGTTCGCTGCGGCGTACCATAGTAGGAAACGGCATGAAAGGAATTGAAGTTGCGTGGTATTGGCAATGGCAGGCGTGGCCGTGGTGCTTCGGTCGAAATATTCACGCCGCGAAAAATCTGCAATACAAATGGTGGCTCAGAATTGGGCCAATGGAAATTCGTCAATGGTCGATGTAGCCCAGTGAACGCCAAAATAACCGGGCCGGAGAGAAGTCATGAAAAACACGAGCGCCGTTGATTCGGCTCCTGTTGAGCAGCTTGTTGGCTGGCCTTGTTTTGTCTTCCGGTTTGTTGCGATTCCGTTGCTGGTTTTGCTGTACGTCGGGGCAATCGTCCCGTTGACGATTCGTCAATTATCTCACCGGCTAACGTGGTGTTTTGATTGGTCGTTCGATTCAGCGGTGAGGCTGGCTGGTTGGGATTCTCGGTTCTGGCCGTTGCCGAAGGCGAGTGATGAGTTGCTTCCGTGGGGTGACAGCTAACGACAGAACTGTGCGGGCCGCGATAAGCCTGCGATGATCGAGTGTACCTTGATCGGCTCCGCACCGGTGTTTTGTTCGCCGTGCGGATTCGGGGAGCGGATGGCCAATGACTTCGGTTGCGAGTACACATCGACACAAATGGGTGCATATCCGCAACGTGATCGTGACGAGACGAGTACGGAGTTCAATTGATGTGGCCAAACGCGGGGAATATGAGTGTGAATGCGGATGCAAGAAGCTTGGCCGATATTCATTGAATGATAGCGCACAAATTTCACCCGGTGGAACGACTTGGTATGCCGGTTCTTTGTTACGTAGATGGATGCTGGGCGTTTTTTACAACCAAGCCGTTGGGTGAGCAGTGGGGCGACGACTGGAATGACGCGCCCTATGAGCACAACGCCGGAAGGCCATACGGGCCGTGTTGGCACAATGAACCAGCACACCGCAATGACCCGAAAGCGAAACGCGGATGGAAGCCGGGAACGCAAACGCGGATGGAAGCCGGTGAAGTGTGTCGATGCCAGAGTTGCGTGAAGGACTGGAACGAGGATGGGACGCCAGCGTTTGAAGTCACGATGATTGCATGGGACGGGCCATTTGAGACGCCAAGCAGCGGATGCACCAACAGCAATTGTAGTGTCGAACAAATCAACGCAGGTGCGATTGCGTGGTTGCGAACAAGCGGGATCAGTCCGCCGGTCGTGATTCATGCTGGAACGACGCTTGATGAGTTCATTGCGAAGGTCAAGGCTGCCGGTGGAACCGTGTTTCTTCCGGCATAACGACCAAGTTCAGCCGGGCGGCGCGACCGACTGAACTACCGTAACCCGCGCCATCGCCGCCTCGTGCTGGAACGGCTTGTTAGCCATGTTCGATGTTTTTGTGATTGACGAAAAAGACATGCCAGTTGGAACGTATCAGTCCGTTATTTCGCCGCGAGTCGGCGAGCGACTCGATGCTAACAACGGACACTGGATAGTCGTCTGTGTTCAGCACGATATACGCGGAATGCTCGACGCGGACAGTCGCGAAAAGCCGATTGAAAGTGGCGTCGTCGTGTACGCGACTCGATGTTCGCGGTATGGCTAACGCAAAGGGTAAGCGGGCCGGAGAGGTGGACCATGAAGACAGAGAACGCGCCAACGACGGCTCCGCTTGTTATGCGGCGTTTTGGTTTCTTCCGATTGTGCGTGTGGTGGATGGCTTTCTGGTGTGTTGGATTCCCGGTGATGTGCCTTTTGTTGCTGGCGAATCAGGCGCTGGCGGTGATTGATGGTCGATTCTTTTTGGATGCGACAATTTCGGCGTTTGTCGCTTCGTGGAAGCCGTTTGATGCGTGGGCAGGAATTTCGCGGGAGTGATGCCATGTTGCTGTTCACGGCTGGAATGTTGAGCGGGCTTGTGATTGCGGCGATTGTGTCGTGGTTGTTCTGGAAATAAGGAGGTGGCTGATGAAACTGTACCCGAAGCACAACGTGCCGGAAGAACAGGCAGGATTCACGGCGGACGAAATACGCAAGGGCCACCATTGGTTGAACGCGGACGTGAAATGTGAATCGTGCGGTAAGGTTCAGGCATTGGCGATGGCCGGACCGACGGACAATGGGAAATGTATCAAGTGCGGCTGTCGAACATCGTAGCCGCATAACGTCCAGCGTAACCGGGACAGCCCGGTTGACGCTGAAGACAGAGAACGGCCGGAGGCGGTCTCCGGTTGACGCGATTGTTGGGCGTGTCTTTTGTCTTGATCGTGTGATGGTTGCGGAGGACTACCGATGAGGAAACCACTTCAAGAGCTTTGTGGCCGCTTTCTTGACTTTCTCGCCATCAATGTAGGCCATGTGAAAGTCGTGATATCGCTGATTGGTGTCGCCTGTGTCTTGGTCGTATTCGTTCAGGGCTTTGTCGAAGCGACGCCGCTGCCACTGAGACATCATTCTCCGCAGCATGCGGATGTCGTCCTCTGTGATGACATTGCTTGTGCTAGGGCAGCGCAACTGGTTGTCCAGTTGCCTGAAAATCCGGTCGGCAATCTCATTGAATTCCTTCCGGCGTTCGCGATGGACGGCAAACCAGTGACCAAGGAACGTGCCGACAATGAAGACGGAGAGGCGAATGGTAAATTCATTCATCTGATGGTGGAGTTGTGTTTGTGGTTTGTTCTTGGGATCGCAGTTGGCTATGGATGCTAATTGCCTTCCGGAACAGACAGACGCAGCGAGATTCTGCCGCCCAACGACCAAGGTAACGTGGCCGCCGCCAAAATGGCCACCACTTCAAGCGACGTGATCGGCGGCTCACGTTGACCGACTTGTTAGGAATTGTCTTATGCGATTAACACTGAGGTACGATGGGCGACCCGATACCGCTGAGGTGGTTGATGCGGAGTCAATGAGTGTTGTTGAAGGGATCAAATCGTTTACGCTCCAACGAAAAGAACCACTTAGCGCGGACGAGCTGACGATCACATTGATTATTCCACGTCAGCCATCGCTTGGCGTTGAAAGTCCAAGCGAGGCTAACGCCTGAGTTTTGAGGTATTGAATCAGGACATCGATCGTGACACCGCCAACCGTGGACGCAATTTTTGTTGTCGCTTTTTTCCAGATTGTGTCGCTTCTCGCGGCGTCTGTGAAATCGTGACCTTTGGCGGTCAGCCGATTGATTTGAAATTCGGCAAACTTGGACTGCAAGTGAGAAACGTCGATGGCATGAAGCAGCCCCGATTCGTTCATAAGCTCGCAGTGGTAGGCGATTTGTTCTTGGGTGAAGCCGTCAATGGCAAGCGAATTCGAGTCGATGGCTGACGAGGAGTCTTCGATGGCGAAAGCGATCTTGCGAATCAAATCCATATCACGCTTCATGGTGTTTTCCAATTCCTAACGATCAGGTTCAGCCGTCGCCCGCGATAAAGGACAGACTTCAATGAACACGAAAACCATCGAACCGCCAGTGAGTCGGGCGTCGGCTGGAACCGCTTGTTCGACCTCTTTTGCTCGATTGCTGGTTGAGGCGACGCGCGAAGCGGCAGACAGGTGCGAGCGAACTCTGAGCAACCCGTATTGGGACGAGTCCGGCACGCACGAAGGCACCTATTGCCTTCAGTGTGCGAAGAAGCTCTTTCGGAAGAGAATCGACGGCGGATGGACGGGTGAAGAGGATTCGCCGCCACATTGTGAGAAATGCGGAACACCACTGGACTTCACCTTCACGGACTTCGGCGTCGAACGCCAGCTTGAGGACATTGAGGAACACGGCATCAAGACGGAGCATGATGCCTATTGCCTGCACCGTATGATGAACGCTGGCGGCAACCCGTTGCTGACTGAGTCATGCGGCGAATTGGATTACCGGCCGGAGTGGAAAGGCCGAATTCAAGCGATCTACGAAAATATGGTTTGAGGTCGAACGTCCAAGGTAAGCTGCGGCGCGATGAAGGAACGACATGGAAGGCACAGAAACGATTGAACCGCAAGTTGCTCGCCGTCCGGTCGAACGGCTTGTTATGCCTTCTTTTTCGCGGGTGTGGGCGATGCCTTCGGCAGACACGTTCAGCGTGCCGCCGATCGGTGAGTTCGTGCGGAGATACTTGGATGACGCAACCGAGTCATGTGACCCGTTTGCGAGGAACAAGCGATGGGCAACCCATACCAATGACCTGAATCCTAAGACGGAAGCCGAGCATCACATGGATGCGGAAGACTTCCTTCGGATGCTGGCCACGCGGGGCGTGAAGTGCGACGTGGCGATCATGGACCCGCCGTATTCCCCGCGACAGATCAGCGAGTGCTACAAGGAAGCTGGCCTGACGGTCGGGATGAAGGAAACACAGAACGCGGCGTTGTACGCCCGCGTGAAGGCTGCGTTGATGGAAGTGCTGACCGAGGATGCCGTGGTGTTGAGCTTCGGTTGGAACAGCGCCGGGATGGGCTTGAAGCATGGGTTCGAGATTGTCGAGGTGTTGTTGTGCTGCCACGGCGCGGCGCACAACGACACGATTTGTCTGGCGGAACGAAGAAAGCCAGACTTTCAGATGCGGATGTTTTGAGGCATAACGACCAAAATCACCCGGCGCGAGCGACGCCCGGTGAGCGATGACGGCTGGTTCGCTCGGGTGCATTTTGTTGTTCTACTGCGGGAGGAGCGAGCGATGTCCGTGATGAAGATTCTGATTGATGGATTGGAGTTCAGCGCGAAGATTTACGGGCCGGGGGCCACGCGGGAACAGCTCGAAGAATGGGCAAGCAAGTTTCGGTCCTCGCTTGGTGATGTTGCGAGCTTGTCGATTGAGTTGGTTGACGGGTCGTTTCTGGTCCTGGGCGAAAAGCAGTTGGAACGATCGGTGTTCCTGTTCTGCCCGAAGGCGTGAGCAGTAGAACGCTACCCATCAACGGGCGGCGACAAGAAAATTAACCACCACGCAACGGCTGATTCTCCGCTCCGTTGCATGGGTTTGTTCATCGAGCGGCGAACCATTGGAGTAAACCATGCCAGCAACAAAGCGTCCAAGTGTTAAGCAACTGCAAAAGCAGTGCGACCGATTCAATGCGAAAGTCAACGTCGGCGACGAGGTGTTCGTCAAGCTAGATGCCGTAGACGAACCCTTCCGCACGCGAACAAAGTCAACCGCTCAAATTCTCAGTGGTCACAGTGCGGTGATTTGGCTGGAGAACGTGTCGGGATGTTATTTGTTGGACCGCGTTACGTCCGTCCGATGAACGCTCAAATTAACCGGGCGGCGCAGTGCATCCCGGATTCAACTCGCGACGTAGCCGCCTCTCCGGTTGAATTTGTTGTTATGCGGCTTTTGATTGGTGATGTCATGGTCAAGCTGGTTTACATTGGGTATCACTTTTACCGCGAATCGGGAACAATGATGTCGCCGATCTACACCGAAGACGGCAAGCGGTACGATTGGGGATTCGTGCAAGTGGCACTGAGGAACGGTGAAGCGATTTCGATTCGCCAGGCAACGCAGGCCGAGAAGGATCACTACGAGGCACAGTTGTCGCGGATGAAACGAGACCGTGAAGCTGTGCCCGCATAACGACCAAGCTAACCCGGCGGCGGGAGAAAGGTATGCGATGGCTAACGACGTGATTCCGCCGCTCGTGTTGAGCGGCTTGTTAGATGGCGATTATTCGCGTGAGAACTTGATCGCTATTTGTGAGGCGGCAGTCACGCCTGTCGCGAAATGGAGAAACAGGGATTCGCCCGGCGCACACGAGAAGCTCGGATTGTGCTGGGTGATGCTGAAGGCCGGTTGTGACTTTCACATTCATCAGCCGCGCCCCGGAGAGAGCGGTTGCCACACGAACGATCGAACGATTTGGCTGACGGTTCATTGGCCGAACTTCTCGGCGTTCGATTATGGCAACGGCGAGACCGATGACGAGGTGTTTTACATTCCGACGCCGAAGCGGCTTCGGGGTTCGGTCGGTGGCGATTGGTATTAGCCATCCAACGCCAAAATAACCGGGCGGCGGCCAAACCGCTTCCCACCGGAACAGTCGCCGCCCGCCGCTCCGGTTGATTTTCTTGTTGGGCGGATTTTTGGAGTGCGAGATGAATCCGAAGTTTAAGTTTGAGTTGAAACAGGCTGTGAAACTGGTGGAGTCCGGCGAAACCGGGACAGTGATCGGGCGCGCCGAATACACCGAAGACGAGATCAGGTATTTCGTGCGGTACAAGGCTGGTAACGGTTGCCAGTCAGAAACGTGGTGGGGCCAGTCAGCGATAGAAGCTGCCTGACCGTCGCGGAAGCATCTCGGTCTCAGTTAAGTTGAGTTCCGAGATGTTGTCCGCCCAACGTCCAAGGTAACTGGGCCGCCGTGAGAGACTTCCCATGAAACCAAAACCGTTGACGGCGGCTCCAGTTGACCGCCTTGTTCGCCTTCAATTGCAGCAGACCAACCGCCCGTTGGATGTGCTGACGCACTGGCGACGTGAGAGATATTTGAACCTCTCGCCGCCGTACCAGCGAGGAGACGTCTGGGGCACGACGAGACGAGTGAACTTTATTCGTTCCTTGCTGCTTGGGATTCCTGTTGCTTCTGTGATTATCAATGACCGTTTCGGCGCGGAGTGGGCAGACGATTTGCAGGTTGTTGTCATCGACGGCAAACAGCGATGCACGACGATCCTGATGTGGTTCGATGGACAGTTGCGAATTCCGTCTGCATGGCTTGATCCGCGATGGATTGAGGTGCCGCAAGAATTTGTGTCGTGGTCTGAGTTGTCCGAGGTTGGGCGACGGAAGTTTGGCAATTACGCAATGCCGTTTTCGGAGGGCCGGTTGCCGTCGATTGAGGCTGAGCGTGAGGTATTCGAGTTGGTGAATTATGGTGGAGTGCCGCAGGGGTGCTCTGATTTGTGAAGGCGAACGACCCGCATCACGGGGCCGGAGGAAAGCAATGAGTACATGTAACACTGAGACGGCTCCCGTGAATGCGGTTGTTAGCGCGGCGACGAGGACAAAGGAGCCAGCCGCGCTGAAGCCGCATTGGCCCGAAGGTGTTGAGCAGAACACGTTCTATGAAGTGCAATGCGACGACAAGGGCCGTCGCGGCGGATCGTGGCTGAAAGTGTTGATCGCTGGTGATGGTGACGTTCATGTTTCGATGCAGGACTGGGAGGAAATTCCAGACGGACAACCAACGCCATTCCCGTCGATTCGAGTGAGATCGTCCGCTGGTGGCGGAAGAAACTATCGAACACGGCAGGCGCTGCTGTGGCTTGCAGACGCAATTCGTCGGGACCAAGAGGAACAGTCCAGCTAACGTCAAAGGTAACGCGACCCACCAAGCGGCGCGAGAAAGTGAAGACGAATGAACACGAATGACGCATTGAAAACCGAAAACCCGCCGATTGTTGGGGTCGCGTTGACCGACTTGTTAGCCCTTCATGTTGGCGACAGAAATTGCATCGGGTGCGAATGCGTTGGTGTAGGCAACAACTATCCTGAAGAGGCATCCCGCCTTCATGGTGTTTCCGAGAAACGCGGATTCTGCTTTGATATGAATGATGATTACAAAGATAGAGTTGAGTCTTTGATCTCGGCATTGCCGGAACCACTCATTCGTGAGTGGAGATTTTATTTCACTGGCCGCCAAGTTCCTGCAATCGTTTGTCAAGAATCCACAGATACTTCTCGTAGTTCATCGCATACACGCCACGAATGCTTTCCGGATAATTCTCGGGGCTGAATCGGCTCGTCAATATCGCCTTCACGTAATTAGGCGATGGATGCGCAGCAAGCATGGCTTCGATGATAGCCTCGTGGGCGAAGACAGCGCCTCGTAACAATGTGGCTTCTAGGCCAGTGTCATCATCTCCGAGCGTGTTGTTCGGCATGTTAGGAATGTTGCCATCGAACATGGATGTGATCTCTTGAGGCTAACGAACAGGTTAAGCGGCGGCGGGCCAGCGACTTGGAAGACGATTAACGGCCAAACCCGCCGTCCGCTTGAACCGCTTGTTGGGCGCTTTTGTTGTTTTGATCCATGAATGTGATGGACGTGACGGAAACGAGCTTAGGACGCTTCAGGCGGAGTTTTTCCGGTTTTTGATAGTTCTTTGCGGATTCGAGGAATTGGGAAAAACATTGCTCCTCGCTGTGTATGGTCGATGGTGACATGCGTGAAACCCTTTGCTTCGAGTAGATTCAAGAGATCGGCAAGGGGCTGCATTCCGATTATTGCCCCGGCTTCATAATGACTTAAAGGCGGAATGCTTGCAATGAAACGATTCAGCAGGTCTTTGTCTGTGAACAGAGGTGAGCCGTGTTCCCCAGCGGGACCATTGACCGCGATGAAGCCCTGCGACAGTGATGTTGGATGAATCGGAAACCACATCGGAAACGTGAGGAGAAACGTGTCTTCATTGAACAGAGCGTCCACTACATGATTCCTTTTGCAAGCGGACAGTTTGAGCATTGAAGACACGACAGACCATCGGGCGGGAGTCTGTTGTTTTGGTTCTGGATTCTGCCGCCCAACGTCCAAGGTTAAGCGGCGGCGAGGGAGAGCATGGAAGACACGACAGACTTTGACGCCGTCCGCTTGAACCGCTTGTTCTGCGGCTCTTTGTTTTCCGGTATTGGCGGCATGGATTTGGGTTTAGAACGAGCGGGCTTCGAGTTGAAATGGCAGGTTGAAATTGACCCCTATTGCCGAAGAGTTCTTGAGCGACATTGGCCAGACGTGCGACGTTGGGATGACGTGCGAACGTGGCCCCAGCCAGACACCGAGCGAGTCGATTTGTTGTGCGGAGGATTCCCCTGCCAAGACATCAGCGACGCCGGGAACAAGGCTGGCATTGAAGGTGAAAGGTCTGGTCTTTGGCGCGAGTATGCGAGGATCATTCGCGAACTTCGACCATCGCTCGTGCTCGTGGAGAACGTCTCAGCTTTGCTTGACCGGGGGATTGATCGAGTTCTCAGAGACTTGGCCAGCATGGGGTACGATGCGGAATGGGCGGTGTTACCGGCTTGCGCCTTTGGTGCGACACATTCACGAGAGAGGCTGTTTTGCTTTGCCTACGCCAACTGTGGTGGCTTGCGAGCATCCGGGACGCCAGAAACTGAAGCCGGGACAACAGGACTGCGTTTCGATGGCACTGGCGAGACGCGATCAATGGGAGATTGGTGGTCAATGGAACCCGAACCATGCAGCGTGGTGTATGGGGTTCCCGGAATCGTGGAGCGATTGCGTGGATTCGGAAACGCCGTAGTGCCACAGGTGGCCGAATGGATTGGCCGGAGAATAATTGCAGCGGTGTCTTGAGCAGCAGAACGAACAGGTTAAGCTGGCCGCCGATAAACGAAAGACTTTCAACATGCCGGAAAACATTGAACAACCAGAGACTGCGGCTCAGCTTGAACCGCTTGTTGGGCGGCGTTTGGCGTTGTTGATTGATGCGATGGATTTGTTGACTCAGATACCGCAAGGTGCTGTTGGTGACGGCGGCGCAACGCTGAAGGAGATCCAAGATGCCGAGCAAAACGGAAGATGCGTCGAAGATGACGCGACGTACCATGTCGTTCAATCCGCATGGCTGAAGCTGCGTGAAATGATGCCATGATTGTTGCGGTTCATTGTCTGAGCCGCCCAACTGTAATTAGACAGAACCAAGAAACAGTAATCACAGTACAGGCGTCCACTAATCACGGTGTTCATTTGTGAAGTGATGCCCGTGTCGTGTAGTGTACTGGCGTCAAGTGAATCAGGACGGGTACGATGAACGGACGATCAGTTACGTGAGTTCGAGCGGAGTGTGTCTGTCACATGAAGAATCTGAAGCCGGAGGAATCATTCCAGTCCGCTGTTATCGTCGCGGCGCACATGCAAGGATGGAAGGTAGCACACTTTCGTCCAGCGATGACCAAGAGCGGCAAGTGGATCACGGCTGTTGGTGGAGACGGTAAAGGTTTTCCTGACTTGTTCATGGTTCATCCGTTGAAGGGGCTGCGGGTTGCGGCTGAGTTGAAGATTCCTCCAAACACTGTCACGCCAGAGCAAGACGCATGGTTGACGTGGATGGAGATTTGCGGGATACCGGCGTTCACATGGACACCGGCAGACTGGGACGAAATAAACCGAGTTCTTGTGTTTGGGGTATGAGAATGGCCGAGACCGTCGTTGTGAAACCTGTCAATCCAAGCCTGAAGTTGGCGAAGGATTGGGGCTGGTTGTTGGCAATTTTGCTTGTCGTCGCGCAGCAATACGGGTGGCTGACAGCGGACCAGATCGCGACAATCAAGCGAGCGATCCCTGTTGAGTCGAAGGACGAGAAGATCGCAGTCGAGCCGAAGTCGATTGAGAAGCCGGAAGACTTTCAACAGTGGGCGGACTTGATCCGAAAAGTGATAGAAGAGATCAAGTCTAAGCCTGCTCCTGTCGATACCGATCCTGTTGACCCGAAGCCGGAGCCGGAGCCAAGGCCAGTCGAGCCGATCACGCCGTTGCCAACGGACTCCCGCATCGTCATCACGGACGAGACGGGAAAGCCCGTGACGGCTGCGACCGTAGACGCGGGAGCGCTGTTCCTCGCGACGGCTCACGGTGGCTCGTCGATTGGTTGGCAGGTGAGCAAGCACGGCACGGTTCGCATCGCGGCGTTGCCCGGAACTCTTGGCTATGCCTTCTCGCTGGATGCTGGTGCGTGGGTGGAATGCTTCCTCACCGACTACGGAGCGAAGACTCAAACGTCGATCAGGATTACATGCAACAGCGGGCCTCGCCCTCCCCCTGTTGTGCCGGATGTTGAACCGTTGCCGCCCACGGGCCGCAAGCTATCACTGGCGGTTTTGTACGAACCTAATAAGATCAGCCCAAGCACAGCTATTGTGTTGAACGCAACGGAAGCAGCGTGGAACCAGTTCACGTCATCCGGTCACGAGTGGATTTTCTACGACATCAAGACCACGGAGCCGCTTGGGGTCAAGGCGAAGGCTGACGCCGCTGGTGCGACGATGCCGACGCTGTGCATCTATGAGAAGACGACGCGATCCAAGCTGGGTGTGATCCCGTTGCCAACGAGTGTGGATGAGTTGCGTGCCGTGGTGCGAATGTACGAAGGGGGCGCGAAGTGAAAGAGTTTGTGGAATTCCCGAAGATTGCAAGGCTGAATCGCGAGTGCATCGTGACCGAGAAAATCGACGGCACCAATGCCAGTATTTGCATCACGGAAGATGGCGAGTTTCTGACCGGGAGTCGTTCGCGGTGGATCACGCCCGAAGACGACAATTACGGCTTCGCGAAGTGGGCCAATGAACACAAAGACGAACTGCTGACTCTCGGAATAGGAACCCATTTCGGTGAGTGGTGGGGCAGTGGCTGCCAACGCGGGTACGGACTGACAGGCGGCGAGAAGCGATGGAGCTTGTTCAACGCCGCACGTTGG